GGGCGCGGCCGGGGCAGTAGGTGCGGCGGGCAGCGCATCGGTGGGCGCGGTGCTGGCAGCCGAGTCTACAGCAGGCGCGGCCGGGGCAGTAGGTGCGGCGGGCAGCGCATCGGTGGGCGCGGTGCTGGCAGCCGAGTCTACAGCAGGCGCGGCCGGGGTCTCAACCGTAATGACAGCACCCGCTTCGGTTTTGGTGAGGCTGATAGCGGTCATGCCTTGCGCCATCTTGGTCATCAGGAAGTCCGCCAGCGTGGCCAGCATCTCTTCTGCGCCTGCCTGGCTCATGCCATTTTGCAAGGCAGTCCAGTAGATGACTTCGGCTAGCTCGTGGGGCGTGGTGCCTTCCAGCTTGCCGCTGGCCAGCACCAGTTCGAGGGTGCCCACTACAGCCGGCAACTCGGGTACTTCAGCATCGCCGGCCCCTGCTGTCAGTGCTTTTTCCACATCGCTGCGGTGAATGCGAATGGCTGAGGTGCCAGTTATACCCGCTTCGTAGCGGGCGGCATCTTCCCGCTCAGGGCGGTAGAAATTGCCCGTGCCAGTTACCGCCGCCAAGAAACTCACGTCGGGGTTGGCGGTGAAGTAATCGCGTGACCTCTCCATCAAGTCATTGAAGGAGTATAAGTAATTGCTCATTTGAGTAAGCGTAAAGGCGTGAAAAAACGGAGGTAGGCCCACCCAGCCCCAGCTACCAGCGTGAGGCCCGTGAACCAAATGCAGAACTTGACCAGGCGGCTGAGCGGGGCCTTCACCTTCACCGTTTTGATGGTGGTGCGGATGTGGCTGCGGCTGGTATCGGCCACCATCACGCTGGCCAGGTAGGGCAGCGTGGTGGCCGTGGTAGTTACCCGGCCGCTGGCATCCAGCATGAAGGCTAGGCGCGTATGGCCCGAGGCGCTGAAAATGGTGACGGGCCGAAACTGGTGGGTGGCCTCATCATACACCAGGCGGGTATTGAGCTTGGCCGAATCACCGGGCACTGACACCGACACCACCCGTTGCGCAATGCGCAGGGTGGTGCTGTCACTTACTATTGACTCACCGGGCTGAAGTCTGGTGCTGGCACAGCTTGCGCTGGCCAGCACCATCCCCAGCAGCACGCCCGCCATCGGCACCCACTTGGCCACAGCCTTAGCTAACGAAGTGGTGATGATGCCCGTGGTGCGGAAGCGGACGTGGTAAGTCATGTTTTGGGTACCCAGGCCGAAACCAAGGCTATTTGAGTTCTGAGGCGGCGCATCCGATGCACGCCATCGCCTTCGCGCTGGACACCGTTGCCGCCCCCGGTATTGCCTTCTATCGTGATGACGAAGTCATCATTCCAGCTTTGGATTAGCCCGATGTGGTGGATGCCATTGCTGTAGGCGAAGCCGGCACAGTCGCCTTTTTTGATGAGCTGGCGGGCCACCCCGCCGCGCCGGTAAATCACCTTTTCGGGGGGGAACCAGTTGGCCGCCGCGCCCGAGCCTTTCGGCACCTTCAGCTTGAGCAGCTTATAGCACCAGGTCACGAAAGAGGCGCACCAGGGTTCGCCCCGGCGGTTGCCCGAGCTGCGTTGGTAGGCTTCCACCTGCGGCCCGGCATTGAAGCCTTTTTCCATCACCCCGACCTGGCTTTCTGCGCCTTTCATCAGGGCAGTGCGAAGGCTGTCTTCGCGGGTGGGGCGGGCTGCTAGTGCGTCAGTGACACACAGATGTAAACAAAGAGCGAGACAGCCCAGAAAGAAACGATAACCTTTTGCCATTCAGTGAGTCGGTAAAATGCCCGCACGAAATGCTTTTTCCAGAATCGGAATACTGCGGGCAGGTAAATCCTGACCATCAGCACAGAGAAGCAGTACAGGGCCACGGCCCGAATACCCGACAGCAGGAGCGTCTGAAATACACTCCAATCCATCCAGGCCGGCCCCGAGGGGTCATCGGCCTGCTTATCTTCTAGCAGGCCCACGAAGGCCGGCACGGCGAACCACAGCAGCAAGCCCACCAAAACAATGACCAACCCGCCCCACCGGCTGCCAAGGGTTTTGGCGCGGCGCATCATATGGGAGGTTGACCCGGCTGAAAACAGCTTGTTGACCGGAGAAGGCTGGGAGGCCATTGTTTTTTGAGGGTTCACGGCAGTGAATAAGTTGTAGGGGTGCCAACCAGGCGGGCCACACTGCCCGCCCGCCTGGCTTATTCCCGAGTGTTTAAATGATGTTTAAAAGCTAGGCGGCGGCTTCAATCACCGCTACTACCCCACGCTGGTCGGTGCGGGCAATCTTGCCGCCCACGCGCAGCAAGGCGCTGAACACGTCACCGAAGAAGAGCGGATTGGCTGCATCTTCAAATACCTGCACCCCGCCGTTCGTCTTCGTGCCCTTGGCGAAGCGCACGAAGGTCGGGTGCCAGAACAGCGCCGAAACGTTGTCGGTGGTAGCGGCAGCCACGTCGGGGGATTTCTTAGCGCCGGCACCAGTGAACAGTGTGGTATTGCTGCGCACGTAGAACTTGAAGCCGAAGAGCTTGGCAATGCTGCCATCGGTTACAGTGCTGTTTTGGCCGATAGCGTAGGCTTGCGTGAACTCGGGAATCAGGAGCAAGTCCATCAGCAAATCCGAGTCGATGAGGCAGCAGCGGCCTGCCTGCGGCACGTTCTGGCCGTTCAGCACACGTTGGGCATTTAGAATGTCCTGCTTGGTGAAGGCTTTGCGGTTGCCGGCCTGGAACGCCTTGTAAGCGGCACGGGCCGCGCCCGAAGTCGAAACGATGTTGGCTGCTCTGTCGGGAGTCCAGACGTAGGAAGCGATGTCGGCCGCGCCCGTAGCCAGGGTTTCAACGTGGTCATGCAGAATTGACTGACGCTTGGGGTAGCTGGCTTCGATTTCTTCCGTCATCTGAAGCACCACGGGGTCGGTGGTCAGCTCATCAACCGTGTAGTCGGCCGTGGTGTCCGTCCGCTTCTGCGCAGTGGCGGGCAGTTGCGTCCGGTTCTTCTGTGTGTTCGGCGTGGCACCAGCTTGGGGCAAATGCACCACCTTACCCGATAGAAATTCCGAGTCATCACGGCACTCGCTCAGGAAGGTATTGTCAGCAAACACGTTCTCAGCGATGTCCGAAACCCAGATTTCCTTCTGGATGGCCATGAAGGCCAGGCCGGGCGTAGCCGTGGCCGGGGCGGCGGGCAGCAGGCAACCCACGGCTAGCAAACCAGCACCCGCCACCACGCCAACTTGGGCACCAGCCATCGGGGTGATGATAAAAGCCAGCAAAACCGCCATGACGATGTTGTAGGCCAGATTTTTATAATTCAATTTCATACTCTTTATAAAAAGAAATAGTGTCACTAGACTAGGATTATAGATTGGAATTTGGACAGCCCCAACCTATTTATAGGCCGTTGGAATGATGTGCTGGATGAGGCTACAGCTTGCCGCCGTAGTAGTCATCGTAAAGCGCCTGGTAGGCATCGGGCGCTTCTGCCTTGAGCTTGAGCAGGCCCTTAGAGTCCTTATTTTCCCACTGGCGGATGTTCCAGTCCTTGCGCGTGTCGGCCAGCTTCAGGATGCCGGTTTTGGGTTCACCTTCTTCCACGCGCTGGTTGGTCTGCGCAGCCAGGTTGATGGCATCGGTCAGCGTCTTGCGGTTGGCCGGGGCGGCGGGGGCAGCAGCGGCGGGCTTCAGCGCGGTGAAGTCGAGAAACGACAGGCACAGCTCGGGCGAGGTGGTGGCCAGCTTCACGTACTTGTCCTTGTTGTCGGCAGTCACCAGGCCAGCTTGCTCAGCTAGGGCAATGATGGTGTCGGCCGTTTTCTTGTCAGCAGCCTTTTGGATGCGGCCGATGGCAGCCACGGCATCAGCTTCGGAAGCATCGGCCCCGAGGTTCAGGGCCAACAAAATTTGATTCATTCGTTTGGGGGTAAGGGATGGCAATAGCTTGTCGAGCGTTTCGGCGTTGGCGGCGGCATCATCAGTGAGCCACAGGCCATCGCCCAGGAATAGCTTCAGGGCGTTTCTATTCCCTGGAATGTCTACTATGCTTGCTTCAAGGATTGTGCTTTGAGTGGCAGTAGGACGGGTTTGGCCCGGCACCAGCATCTTGGGGTCTTCCGACCATGCCAGCGGCTGAAGTGAGGACGAGGCGGCATTGAGAAAGCCATCTTCCACCTTCTGCTTGATGCTGAGCGCGAATTCGTCTTTCTCATCGAACTCGGGTTCAGCGGTCAGCTTGCCGCCCTCTTTCTTGATGTTGCCCCACTTGCCGATTACTTGGCCCCGGCCGTGCATATAGAGCATGACCGGATTTTTCACGAAGTCACTGATGTCGATGCCAGCGGTCAGGAACCGCAGGCCGTAGCAGTTCACCCGTTCGTCGGAGAGTATGAAGCGCATTCAGGTTTTGAGCTGGTGTTTGGCGAATTGTGACCCAAACTTACCGGCCCATTTCGCCCACTTAAAAACCTGATTTTCATACTGCGTACAAAAGTGTACGTAGCATAAAAACCCGCTTCCCCGGCCCCTACACGCGCCCGTTTTCTTTGTGGCACACCGTCTAAAAAGGGAAGCCTATGGCCCTCACCAACAAAGAGAAAAAAGAGCTGGCGCTGAGTTATTTCCTGCACTCGCAAATGAGCCAGCAGGAAATCGCCGCACGGATAGAAGTAAGCGAAAACACCCTGACCGCCTGGAAGCAAGCGGGCGATTGGGAAGTCGAAAAGGGTGCCCTCACGGCCACGCGCCCGCGCCTTATCACGGCCTTCTACCGGCAGATTGAGCTAATCCAAGCGAGCGCGGTAGATGCGCAGGGCCGGCCCCGGCCACTGGATACGAAGGAGGCGCAAGCCATCCGCATGATTACGAAGAGCATCGGCGAGCTGGATAGAAGCCTGAGCATTGACCTGTACATCCAGGTAATGGAAGAATTCATCACCTGGCTTTTCGGGGCCGATTCTGTGCTGGCCAAATCGGTGCTGCCTTTCCTGGACAGGTTCGTGAAGAACAAGTTCGCCGAGCTGGGCAAGTAACCCGGCCGGCCCACCTATTTAAACACCGTTCAAACGGCCCGATAAGCCACGCAACACCAGGCGCGGCGGCATCGGGCCGCTTTACCTATCACAAAGCCCACAGCGGGCTTTAAAATCAATTCTGCTGATGGCTGTAAAAGTGAAGGCCAAAACCCTGGAAGAGCGTTGGGATAGGCTGGTGCAACGCATCAAGGCTGAACACGCAATTGGGCTGGGTGAACCCGAGGCCGAACGCCAGGCCCGCATCAACCGCGCCCGCGTCGATTACGATTTCTTCGTTACCTACTATTTCCCGCACTACACCCGCAACAAGCTGGATGAGGTAAGCCACTGCGCCCCGTTCCACATTGATGCCGCCAACGCTATCCTGGCTAATCCCATGATTGCGGGCTTTTTGCAGTGGTTTCGGGGTTCGGCCAAGTCTACCCACTGCAACATCTTCATCCCGCTGTGGCTGAAAATTCAGGCACCCATCCGCCAGCTCAACGTGATGCTGCTGCTGGGCCGCACCGAAAAAGCGGCCACGCGCCTGATACAAGATATTCAGGTGGAGCTGGCGCACAATGAGCGATACATCCACGACTTTGGGCCGCAGATAAAGGATGGTAGCTGGAAGGAAGGCGAGTTTCAGACTGTAGACGGGTGCGCCTTTGTGGCGCTGGGCATGGGCCAAGCCCCGCGTGGCACCCGCTTCGGGGCCAACCGCCCCGACTACATCACGGGTGATGACCTGGATAACATCAAGATGGCCAAGAACCCGGCGCGGGTAACTGAGGCAGTCGAATGGATTCACCGCGATGTTATCCCCACGATGGATATTGGCATCGGGCGCTTCCTGATGGTCAACAACCTGATTGTTAAGAAGGGTATCATGGCCACGATGATGGCCCTGCATCCTGATTGGTTTACCTCTAAGGTGAACGCGCTGGATGAGAACGGCGAAGTGACCTGGAAGAAGTACACGAAAGAATTCTTTGCCGGGCTACTCAAGAAAATCGGCTTTAAGGCATTCCAGAGCGAGTACATGAACGACCCCCAGGCCGATGGCGGGGTGTTCACCAACGAGCAAATCCAGTGGAAGAAGATGCCCAACGATTGGACGTGGTTTGACTCGCTGGTGACGTACTGCGACCCGAGCTACAGCACGGGCGAAGCCAGCGACTACACTGCTATCGCGCTGTGGGGCAAGAAAGGGGAAAGGTTTTATAAGCTGAAGGTCTATTTCCGGCAGCGCGAAACCATCGACAAGGCGATTAAGTGGTGGTTCAAATACTACTTGGCGCTACCCGTCAAGGTGCGGGCCAAGATGCGCAGCTACATAGAGGCCAACGCCACCCAATGCACCATCCTGCGGCCGATTCTTAATAAGCAGGCCCGCAAAACTGGCATCGCCAACTTCATCCAGTTCGACAAAACGAAGAAGGGTGACAAGGCCGACCGCATCGGCAGCATGACCACGCAGTACGCCAACGGCGATGTGTACTACAACGTGGATGAGGAAGCCGACCCCGACATGATTGCCAGCATTGAGCAGCTCACCGCCTGGACTGAGGGCGCAAAGCACGATGACGGGCCGGATGCCGACGAATCGGCTTGGCGGCGGCTGGAAAAGATAGGCCGGGCATCTGGCCGCAGCACGGTGCCCACCGGGGGCTTTACCCAAAATTCTTCAAGAGCTTTTTAAATGCCGTTTCTGACCGATGAAGACTACCTGGCACAGATTGACCAGGCCGACCTACTAGCCTACGAACGGGGCGATGCCCCGCAGCAGGATGATGCCGTGGTGCAGAATTCGCCCACCACACCCCCGCCATCGGTGCGAGCCACCGCCGAGGCCAACGCCCTGGCTGAAGTGGCTAGCTACCTGCGGGGCCGCTTCGACATGGATGCCGCCTACGCCCTCACGGGCACCGCCCGCAACCGCCAGCTTGTGATGATATGCGTGGACGTGGCCATCTGGAACATGGTGCCCCGCGTGGCCATCCGCAACGTGAGCGAAGTGCGCCAAACCCGCTACGAAGCGGCTATCAAGTGGCTCACGATGGCCCAAAATGGCAAGTCGAACCCCGACCTACCACAATACCCGGTAGATGCCGCCGAACCCCAACGCCACAAACTATTTCAGTGGGGCAGCAACGCCGCCCGCATACAGTCATTTTAGCCGATGCTACTATCCGATAAAAAACGCCTTGCCCAAGGCAACGCCCCGGCCCCCATCACGCCGCCCCGCAAGGGTAAGAAGAACCCTACGCTGAAGGAACAGCTTGCCCCGGCCATCAGCCGGGTGCGGGCCGATGCCGACATCGGCCAGTGGCGACAAGCCGAGGAAGCGGCCCTAAGCCCGCTACGCCCGCGCCGGGATAGGCTGATGGCTATTTACTACCAGGTCACGAAGGATTTGTACCTGACTGGCCAGATGACCACCTTGAAAAACAAGGTACTGAGCGAGGGCTTTGCCGTGGTCGATGACAAGGGCAAGGAAAACGATGATGTGCTGAAGCTACTGCAACGCCCGTGGTTTCTGGACTTTCTGAACCGGGTGCTGGACACCGACTTCTACGGCCACACGCTTATTCAATTTCCCTTCCCCGACACCGAAGGCGACCACGTAGGCGAGTTTTCCAACATCAGTATCATCCCCCGAGGCCAAGTAATTCCCGAGCTGGGCCAGGTGCTGCTGAGCCAGTACGACAGCGTGGGCGTGCCCTTTCGTGACCCCGCCTACGACTACACCGATTTGCTGCTGGAAGTAGCGCTGCTGGATGAGGAAGGCCGCTACTCGCTGGGCATTCTCAACAAGGCCGCGCCCGAAATCTTCTGGAAGCGGCACAGCCGCATCGACTGGTCACGGCGCTCCGAAAAGTTCGGGATGCCGCTCATCAGCTTGAAAACCGATGCCGTGGAAGATGGTGTACTGGCCGACAAGCGGAACGCGCTCAGCAACATGGGCAGCAACGGCTGGATGATTCTGGACGAAAACGAAACGCTGGAAATCAAAGAGGCCACCGCGAATCAGGATGGCCGGATGTACAAGGGCCTGGTAGATACCGTGAACGATGAAATAGCTTACCTCATCACGGGGCAGGTAGCCACCAGCCAGGAAACGGGTAGCCGCTCGGGGGGCGAAGTGCATGAGCGCATCCAGGAACACTACGTGCAGGCGCGGATGCGCTTCCTGAATATGTACATCAATTACACGCTGTGGCCCTTTCTGAAGAAGTGGGGCTACCCGATGGCGGGCCTGGAATTCAAATGGCGCAAGTGGATAGATGAGGAAAACGCCAAGCTGAACCCGCCGCCCGCGCCGGGCACCGACCCCACGGCCGACCCCGAGAGCGACACGCCCCCGCCGCCCAACGCCCGCAAGAAAGCTGGCAAGGGCAAGCCGGTTCGCCTGGCTACGCCAAATTTTCCTAAGCCCACGGCGCAGGCCAGCGCCGTGGGCTACACCACCGAAGTGATTGAGCTGAGCGACCCGGCTGATACCCGGCTGCTGAAGCTGTTCAACAACGTGGTGGCCAAGCTGCACGCCGAAAAGCCCAAGGTGCGGGCCATGCTCAAAACGCCCGAGTGGCAGGCCATGTACCAGGAAGTGGCCAGCCAACTGCTGGATGGGGCCGAAGAAGGCATGGGCCAAACCTTGCCCGAGGTGAAGTACGGCACCCCTGATGCCGTGCTGCTGGGCAAGTTCAGCCAGCACCTGTACGTCTTCAGCGCCAACAAAAACTACCAGCTACTCACTGAGCTGAACGCGCTGCTGATAAAGGATGGCCAGGTGCGGCCCTACCCCGAGTACAAGGCCGAAGCGCTGAAGCTACACCAGGACTACAACGTGAGTTGGCTGCGCACCGAATACGATACCGCCATCGGCACCGCCCAAATGGCCGCCAAGTGGCTCACTTTCCAGGAAGATAAAGACAGGTATTTTCTGCGCTACACCACCGCCAACGATGACCGCGTGCGCCCCACGCACAAGGAGCTGGATGGCATCACGCTGCCCGTTGACCATATATTTTGGAACACGCACTACCCGCCGTTGGGCTGGAAATGCCGCTGCAACGTGACCCGCGTAGTGCGCTCGGGCAAGGAAGCTACCAGCGAAGACAAGCTGAAAAACCTGACGGGCCACCCGCCCGACTTCGGCCACAACGCTGGCAAGACGGGCGTAATCTTCCCCGACAGCCACGTTTATAACGACGTGCCGGCCGGGGCCAAGCCGCTGCTCTATAAGATGGCCACGAAGGACGCACCCCAACCTAAGAAGAAATCCGATGGATAGCCTGGATAAATTCAGCAACCAGCTCCGCATCATGGCTGGCCAGATGAATGGCCTGGTGAAGAGCCTACCCGGCCAAGTTGGGGCCTTGGCGCTGGAAAGCATTGATGACAACTTCCGCAGCCAGTCGTTCTTCGGAACCCCGTGGAAGCCCCGCGCCAACGGCACGGGCGGCGCGGGCTCGGGTGGGCGCGGGGCCAACGGCCGTTTTCTGGCGGGCAGCGGGCGCGGGCTGCTGGTGCTGAGCGGCCGGCTACGGCGGTCGTTCAAGCTTCAGAATAGTGGCTTCACGGTGGTGCTGTTCACCGATGTGCCCTACGCCGAAATCCACAATGAGGGCGGCACCATCACCGAAACCGTGACGGTGGCCAGCCATAGCCGTTCCAATAAGAAACGGGGCGGGGGCAGCCACCAGGTGCGCGAACACACGCGCAATGTCAACACTACCATTGACCAGCGCCAATTTATGGGCGAGCATCCTGAGCTGGATAACCGCATCGGTTCCTTGGTGGAACAAGAATTAGATAAGATATTTGACCTCTAATTTCTTCACCTAACCTTTATGGCCCGCGATAATTCTCTACTTGATAAGCGCAATAAAGAAATCCGGGCCGCTTACAACCGCTTAATCGCGGAAGAGGTGATAACGATGTATCGGGGGCGGCGCGTGGCCATGAAGCTGAATTACGCGCAGGTGATGACCATGCTGGGCGAAATGTTCTTTCTCAGCCCCCGCACCATTGAGCCGATAGTTACGGCCCTTGCCCCCAAGATGGTCGAACTCAAAAGCGCCCCCGTGGCCCAAGCCCCTGCCGTATGAAGCAAGTATTCATCGCCGTGAAGGCGCACCTCAAAGCCAAGCTGCCGAGCGTGGCCAAGCTAGAGCGCTGGAACAACCAACTGGATAACGAAAGCACTGAAAACGTGCTGGTGTTTCCGGCCATCTACTACCAACTGGATGGCCTGAAGACTACCACCATCAGCCGGGGCGTGCAGCAGGCCGAAGGTATCCTGCGCATCCGGCATTGCTCCAAGGGCCTGCGCGATGCCCAGCTAACGGGCGTGGATATGGAAGCCGCCAGCTACCTGGTGCTGGAAGCGTGGAAGGGTGGCCCCATCACCACGGGCCTGGATAGGGTAGCGCTTTACCCCGACCCCAACTATGGCGCGGTAGAAGTCATCATCAGCGAGTACCGCATCAAATACACTGATACCAGCCTACTGGATTCGCGGGCAAAGCTGGTGCCTGGCAGTAGTTTGACAGGGCAAGCCAGCGTAACCGCCCACTAAAAAAGGCCACCCGATTGGGTGGCCTTTTTAATGTGAAAATGCCTTAGCTTAGCAACATGATTTACTTTATCAGATACATCTTACCTAACCTTACAGTGTTAGGTCTCTTCTGTGCAGGAGCACTTTGGCTTATTAAAAAGGCTATCGAATCTGTATCAAACACGATACCTGCCTACCTTAATGAGAAAGCTAAGAATCTTGCTTCTAAGCAAGACATAGCTGATATTACTCGTGAAGTTGAAAAGGTTAAAGACGAATTTACTTCTAAGACAGAGCAACTGCGCACAGACCTACAATATTATAATCAACTAAGGTTTTCTGTCAAGACCGAAGAGAGAAATTCAATAATCGTATGTCACGAAAGGCTCGCAGTTTGGATTGCCATGCTGACTAGCATAGCATTCGGGAATTTTGACGATGATGATGACAATGAAGGAATAATAAAACATATGCGCTCAATTGAAGCGGCTTATTTTCAAGTATTAATAGCTCAAGCCAAAATGGGCCTATACGTTAGAGATGGTGACTTTATGACTATTTTTTCTAACTTAAAAATAAAATCCTTAGAACTAAGTAATTTTGCTTCGACTCAATGTGTTAAATACTCTCGCGTATTAGAAGATTATAAATTAAGGCTAGCAATACTTAATCCAGATGACCATGAGGGCAGAGGACAACTCATTGATAAGAACTATGCATCGAGACGGACTATAGCACAGGCGTACAGTTCAAGAATGCTTACCGATTATCAAGAAATTGTAAAACTAGAGGGCATATGGGAGGAGGAGGTAATGAAGAAGATTACTGATTTAACCAGCCAGGTAAATAATAAATAACAAAAAGGCCACCCAAACGAGTGGCCTTTTTGTTATTCCGATTTGCCTTCATTCCATTCGTAGTATCCATCCAGTGCGCGTGGATACAGTCTATCAAATCCTTTTGTAAAATCATTGACAGGCCAGTTGGAGATTGTTCCGCTATAGCCAGCCATTATAATGACTATAGTATCAGGCTCTTCCTTCTCAATGCGCTGAGCAACTTTTGCCAAACCATCGACCGGAGCAAGTTCAAAGCCATCACTATCGATGCCGTAGGCTTTGATGTAGCGGACTATCTTACCCATGTAGGGTACATCTCTAAATAGGTACTGCATAGATGTATGATTGGTGTTCTACAAGGTAATAAGAAAAGGCCACCCGTTTGGGTGGCCTTTTCTTATGAATGACGGGTAGCAAATTTTACATCTGACCCATCACATTGCCCACTTCTACTTCGTAGTGGTCGGCGTTGTCGATGCCCGTTGACATTATATCAATGGTTTTGGTAGCTCCTGCGGCAATGTTGGCCGTATTACCCATGCCAGTGCCTACGATGCCATCTTTCTTATCGTAGTACACGCCCTTCAGGTCGGCATAGCTGATGAGGTGGTCGGTATTATTGCGCACCTTCACATGGATGGTGCGGGCGAACTCGTTAGAAGTTTCGCTAGTCTTCAGTATTTCCAGCTCGGGTTTTTCGGCTGGTGCCTCAGCTACTGGCTCAGTGGTCGCTGTGGCGCTTGCTTCGCTGCCGGTTGCGGCTAGGGCATTGCCTGTGGCCTTATCTTTCTTGGGGTCGGGTAGTAAGTAGCCTAGCACCATTAGGCCAAGAACTACTACTGCGATAATTTTGAAGAGCTTCTTCATCGGTAAAAGTTTGTTTGAGGTGGAAAAAAGCTGACAATTATACAACTAAACTCTATTACAACAGGCTTCTACGTGTCATTGAGGGTCGATTATAGCCTTAAAAATGGACAAAAAACAATCTATAAACCGGGCCTACTAGCACGTTTTACACCTTATCCGCTTCCACCCAACCGCGTTGCGAGTGGTAAATCCAGCCATTTTCCCGCAAGTACTTTTTGTATTCGACTAGCGTAGGCCCGTCGCACTTGCTGTAGAAATCTGCATCGTAGCCCTTGGGGAAGCGTTTTTTGAGGTCACGGCCGTTCTTCTGCACATCCCGCGTGACGTTGATGCGGGCGATGTAATTGCGGATGCTGTAGTCCATCAGCGGGGTTTCAAAGAAGACGGTCAGCAGCTCGGCGTTCACGGGCACGGTGCGGATGTTGCTGCATTCGTTTTGCGTCGGGCGGTAGCTCACCTTGCGGTATTCCTGGAAGGCGGCGCAGAAATGGGCAATCTTATCCTTTGCCAGCCGCTCGGGCAGGGGCACCACCTTCATGGTGCCCAGGTTTACTTCGCCGTTGGTCAGGCGCGCTTCCTGCACGGGCAGCACGTTGAGCAAGAAGGTCAGTTGCTCGGGCGTGGGCTGCGCGTCGGCCACGTCAATGCCCCGCAGCAGCCCCGCCCGATACCGCAGGTAAATGGCCCCGCCCGCAATCTTAGGCGAAGCCAGCTTGTAGATGCTGGTGTTCATTTGCGCAGGCTTTTGATGTACTCAATGATTGCGGGGCTAGAAGCTTCTGTGCCGTGCCCATTCAGAAGCCTATCAACAATAGAATCTAATTCCGCAGTAATTCCGTCTTCTTCCGCTTCAGAAACACCTGTCAGATGCACGACACTATGGTGAATCTTGCTAGCCACATAGATGCGAGCAAAAAGCTTTTGCTCAGACTTATTAAGCGGGCGTTCTTTCTTCATTTTTGCAGTTCGTCCAAGTATTTGCGGTAGACGATTTTGAACTGGCTAACCAGCTTGGTTAGCTCCGCGTGGGTGTATTGATTGAGGTGAAACTTCTTGTAGCCGTAGGTATCGCACCAGGCATTCACCCGCGCCATGTCTACTTTGCTGGTGCCAGGCAGGTGCCAGCGCATTTCGTGGGCTAGGCTCAGAATCTTGCGGCGCATCCTGTCCGACTGTTCTTCCTGCTCGGGGGTGGGCGCTAGCACCCGCTGCCCGAGGGCCGCAGCCAGGTGGCGTATCAGGGCATCGCATTCGGTGGTGTACAGCTCCGATGTGCGGCTGGTGCGGCCGTTACTGAATTCATCGGCCAGTGTCGCTTTTTCATTGGTCAGGCCGGCTTCGGCCAGCAGCTTATGAAGCTGCTGGTTTTGTGCGAGGGTGCGCGTTTTCATAGTTGAGAGAGTGAGGGTAGTTGCCCCTGGCACGGGAGTCGAACACCGTGCTGCGACCATCCAGGGCGGGCGCTAGTCAAGCGATGGTGCTGGCTTGACTAGCGATTTAGTTGGCCTCCCCAGGCGCATTAGCGCCCTGTCAATCGTGAGGCAGAAGGCAATCAGCCCCAGCACCGCCCACTGTAGCCAGATGGGCGAGAACACTACCCACCAGCTCAGCCCGGCCAGCACCCCCATCAGCTTCAGAACGGCCAGCGAAACCGTGCTGAGTACTATCATCCCGATAGCACTCAGCACTATTCCCCGCAGGCTCATTTCTTCAGCGTAATAAAAAAGCTTTCTTCCTGCTTCACCTGGATACCAAGTTTAGCCAGCCCCTTTTCCAGGTCGGGGAAGTGTGCCAGCGCACCCAGCACCTTTTTAGAATCCACCACCTCAGTCAATGCCGAGGGCACTAGGCGCTTCACCAGCGCCTGGTATTTGATTTGGATGTCTTCGGGGCCATCAAGCGGGAAGGCTATGGCCTTAGCCCCGAGGCGGACGCCGATGGTGCCAGCGTCTAGCAGTAGGCTTTTCTTGTTTCCGAGCGCACCAGCAGCGGCTAAGATTGTAAACTCAGCGTCTAGCTTGCCTTTCAATGCGGCCAGCTTCTCATCCAGCGGGGTGCAATCGTCCTTGTACTTGTCGGTCAGCTTAGACTTCTTTTCAGTTACTTCGGCGTAGCTGGCCAGTAGCTTGATAGCTTTGGTAGTCTTCGGTTTTTCGGCTAATTCTGCCATGTTTGAAAGGGGGTTGAAGGGTAAAAAATGGGTAAACTGTGCGCCTGGCCAGGGAGTCGAACCCCAGCTACCGACCATCCAGGCAGTGGGCTAGACAGCCCGCAGGATGCGCCCGAGCGTTTCATCATCGGGCCGCAGGTAACTCATAGTTTCTTGGTGGCGGCGCTGGTAGAAGGCCCGCCACGTGTCGCGGGTGTAGTAGGTCGGGCCGATGTTGGGGGCGTAGTAGCCCAGCATCTTTTCGTCGGCCACCGCCACTACCTTCAGGTTTGGCTCCATCTGCGAATCCAGGTTGGCCCACTGGTTTTTCCACCACGCCCAAAAGCCGACGGCGGCTTCCAGCTTGCGGCGCACCACGTTCACGCCATCGGGGCCATCGGCTTGGCCAAATACCGCATCCAGCCACACGATACCCTGGCTGTATTCGCACTGGAATAGCTCGGCTTCCGTCCAGCCCAGCAGGGTGGTGATGCGGCTGCGCACCTTGGCATCAGCCGCTTTTTGTTGTGCTACTTGGTTCATTACTAGGATAAGAGTTGGTGTAAGGCGTGGAGTACTTCGGTGAAGGCGGGGGCCTGGCTCGGGGTCAGGCCGGAGGCGTGGTAGATGCGCCACAGCAGGCTACCTTCGGCCCGGCTCAGGCTCAGTTTCACGGCCTGCGGGTTGAGGTAGTAAGGCTGTAGCTGCGTTTCTGCTATGTCGAGTAGCAGGTACACTTGGCTTGCTAGGTTCAGGTCTTGGGCGGCTACCCACGGGTCACTTTCCAGGGCCTTGCCCAGCGTTGCTATCGTGTCGCCAAACCAGCCGCAAGCTTCATCGTAGGCCATTTCGCTGAGTAGTAGCCGCACCTTGTTCTTGGGGGTAAGCTTGGCCAGCACGGGGCGCTTTGGCATATCGGCTTCGGGGTCGGGCAAGTGCGTGACGGGCACGCGAATGGGAGTGGTATCCATAGCGCTAGGCGTTTTCCTCTAGCAGTTCGAGCTGTGCGCCGCTGGCCTTCCGCTTAGTTTTCTTGCTCGGGAAGAGGCGGTAGGGTTCGGTGGCTCCGAAGCGGCTCAGGGCTATCACTTCGCCATCGTTTACCCGCACCTTGATGTCCACCATGTATTCGATGCCCTGCGCGTGGGTGCCCTGCGGCTTTTTGCCCGAGGGTTCGGCCCAACTGATGATGATGAATACCTTTTTCGGAAAGGCTTCCGTCATCTTCTGGTATTGGTCTTGCGTCAGCTTCAGGTAGTGCAGCGAGTCGATGATGACGAAGGGCGCGCTACGCTTTTTGCCCAGGTACTCCATCATTTCCGCGAACGTATGGCGGTCGGCCAGCATGAAGGTGCCCTTCTCACAGCTACCGATTTCGGCCCGCCGAAAGGCATCCTGAATGCTTTTGCCTTCACCTTGCTCTGAGCTGTTGTAGTAAACCTTACCCAGCGAGGTGAGCATCTTGGCCAGCTTCATGGCGAAGGTGGTTTTGCCCCCGCCCGACTCGCCATAAATTATCATGCGGAAGTTGCTTTCAGGCAGCCCGATGATGTCCACCCACTCTTCCGCGATAGGTAGGGTTTTGTACTTGTTTTCCAGCACGGTGTGCGCGCTAATCAGCTTTCCCATAGTAGGTTTTTTCAGGCTTTTTTTGCGATTGGTATTGCAGGTGGCGCAGTTGTCGATGCACCCGTGGTTCCCGTCGTAGAAGTCGCTCGGGCGCAGGTTGGTGGGCTGCCATCGGCCGCACATACTGGCCGTTCCGTCCCCCAGGAAGTAGTGATATTTGATGGTGCCGGGCACCCGTGCCCAGCCCGTCATTGCAGGGTCGATACCTAGCATTTAGGCAGCGTCGGCTAGTGCTTCCTGGTCAGCCTTCAGCTTCTTCAGCTTGGCGAAGAGGGTGCCGTAGTTGGGGCAGGCACTCACCAGCGTATTCACATCGCGCTTTTCCGTGATGCCGAAGGCGGCACAGATTTCGGCAGCGTCGGCCATGTCGATGCCCGAGCTGAGCATGACTGGGTTGGCCCCGAAGCGGCGCAGTACCTGCGGGAAGCTTTCCACGTTGTAGCTGGCCTTCACTTTCATCTTGTCGAGGATGCCATTGGCCCCGGCTATCACGATGCCGGCGCGGCCCTCCACCTGGTCGTACAGGTCTTTGATAAAGCCGAAGGCGCGCGACTTCTTTACCATCGTTTCCGATTCATCCAGCACCAGCAGCGCCTGACCTTCACGGTTCAACTTGTTGGCAATGGCCTGGATGCGCTCGTCAATCGGGCCGGTCAGGCCCACGCCTACCACTTCGCACATCCGCCGAATCATGGCCGTGGCGGTCATAGAGTTGGCGCACTTCACCACGTACACTGTGGCGGGGTTCTGGCGGGCGTATTCGGTGATGGCGAAGGTTTTGCCCGCGCCCGTGTCCCCGTCGATGATAGTGTAGCCCTGCGTAGTACGGGCCTCATGCAGCGCAATCTGCACATCCTGGTAGTTCTTGGTGGCGAACACTTCCAGGCTCAGGCCCAAAAACGCCTGTAGCTTACGGAAGTGCTGTTCACCGATGGAAGTGGTTTTGCCGCCCGATACGGGCACCGAATTCCAGTTGCGGTTGATGATTTGGGAGAGGTAGCCCGCCGATACACCCGAGGCTGAAGCTATCTTGTTCTGGCTGGTGTTGTGGGCTGCCAGGTAGTTAGCCAGTTCCTGAGCAATTTGCTCTTTCTGAGATTCTAACATTACTTTTGGGTGTTAAGAGTGAATTGAATGAGCCGCCCCGGTTGCCGCCGGGGCGGTTTTTTGTGTCCTTACTGTTGGTTTATAGCCTGCATTTTGGCCCATTTCGCGGCCCGTATCGCGTCGGCGGTGGCAGCCGCGGCCACCGTAGCGGGGGCCTTCGGCAGTGCCCGAGGCACCGGGGCCACCTCTTGCGCCGCCAGGAAGTCTTCTTCGGCGGCGGCTTCCACGTCCTTCGAGATGTGGCGGTGCCCGAGCTTCAGAATATCTTCGGCATCCAGGCGCATGGTGATGTCGGCCGCCGTGCCCAGCACCTGGTTGCGCTGCTTTTTCTTCACTTCCAGGCGCACATTGATGGCGGCGCGGTCGCCAGCCTTGTAGTCCATCACGGCGCGGGGCATCGCCTGCTTGGCGTGGGCGAATTCCACGAAGCGCTTATCATCGCCCACGTACAGGGCAATCTTTTCGCCCACGTTGTCGGGGTCGTACTTCACGAAGAACTTTTGCCCCACGAAGCGGCTGTGGAAAGCCAGGTCGGGAATGAGCTGGGTGATGCCGGGGGCATCGCTGCCGACCTCTTCCACCACTTCATACACCGTTTCCACGCCCTGCTTTTTGAAGCGCAGGCCATCGCGGCGGTAGGTGATGGGCTGCTCGTTCCACAGCCAGAAGGCTTCCACCTCATCGGCCGGGGTGAGGTACTGCGGGGCCGGGTTCTCGCTGGCCAGGTACAGTTCTTTGGGCGAAGGGCGGTCGCCATTGCGGCCCTTGTAGTTGTTCCACTGGTGCAGCTCTAGCTCGGCCTGCGCGATGCACTCGGCCAGCGTGGGCAGGTCGGCCACTTTCAGCCCTTCGGTATTTTCCTGACTATCGAGGCGGCGGGCCTTGATATTTTGGCCCGTATGGTTCAAATCGGCGCGCATAACGCCCATTTGAAGGCGTTTAAACGCCCCTTCAATGGTCTTTGACTGCCCGTTATAAGGCATCGCGGGGTAGTGTAGGCCCGCCGCACCTTTGAAAAACAGCTTGTTTGAGCTGTCATTATCGTACAGAAACTGGTAGGGCCGCACCCCACCCGCCCGCCGATGCGCCAGGCGCACGGCCTTAGCTACTTCCCGCGCATCTTCCGTCTCCGCGAAAGCCCAGCCTAGGAAGCATTCGGTAGCTACGTCCATCACCACCAGCATTTTCAGCTTGGCCGAAACGCCCTTGGCGGTGCGGTAGCGCTTGTTCACTTTCGTACCGTCGATAACCCACTGCGCATCGCGCATCGTGGGGCGGTAGCAAAGCATGGTGTACTCGTACTTGGCCTTCCAGGCATCAAAGCCGTGCCGGGCCATGTACCAAACCGGCTGCACATCGGTAGCCAGCAGGTTGTTTTTGGTGGTGCCCGCCGTGATTTCCGGCCACACTTCCAGCCCGAGGCCCGCCCGGCGCACGGCGGCTTCGTTGTACCAGTTGGTCACCAGCTCAAAGCTGGGTTTGCGCTTGTCGGAGTACAGCTTAATCAGGTATTCTAGCTGCTCTTCGCGCACCTTCTGGCTGCTGGTGTTACCCAGCGCCTTGCTGATGAGGCAGGCCGCGCCCTGCTCTTTATAGTCCCGCAGCTTCGCCATCAGCTTGCTGTAGTTGGTGGGCAGCTTCACTTCGTCGGCCGTGAACAGCGTGATGCAGGCGGCAATGAAGTCGGGCATACCAGCCAGGGCCGGGCTAACCTTCACCCGTTCGGCCTTCTTTTTCCACCGCTCATCGCTCAGCAGCGCCAGCCAGCGGCAGGCTTGCCCGTAGGCTTTAATCTTGTCTTCGGGCAGGCCGCTAAGCTGTTTGGTCAGCACTTCGCCCGTGTTCAGGTCAGCCGTTTCGCGCTCTATGCGGTAGCCGCGCAGGATTTCGACATCCTTTTTCGGCACCGCTGGCAGCAGTTGCCGCAGCACCGCGAACTGTTCGCGGCTCAGTGCCCAGGCTAGCGGTTCTTGGCCATCGGTCAGCTCATCCTGGATGCGCTTTTTCCAGTCGGCTGGGAAGCTGGCGTAGGGGTACACCCGTAGCTGGCCATTGTTGGGGTCTTTCACCGCAACAATGCCGCGCCAAGATGGCCGCTGTGCCGAAATATTCACCTTCACGGTGCTGGCCGCATAGCCCAGCGCCGCGAAGTCTTCGACCTCCAAATAAAGTTGGTTGTCGATTAGCCGCACTGTTCTGTTCCTTTCTGGAATTGAGCTTGAGCCGCTGCCCGTTCGGCCAGCAAGGCATCGTAAGCCTGCTTTACGGTGTCATTCCGGCGCTTGCCACGCAGCACCCGGCGCACAAAATCAGCGCTAACGCCTACGCGAAGGGCGATTTCCGCCGCATCCATTGCGTGGCGCTGTGCTTCTGTTTTTGTGGAAGTATCAGGTGTGGTGCTCATATTTGTCCCGGATTACGGGACAAAGGTTGTTCCTATTTGGAATAAAAGCAAGCACTATGACACTTATTTTTTCCTGATAGGAATAAAAAAGTGCCTTCCGTTCGTATGAAGCAAGCCAGCACAATTAATCAGCGATTAGCCAAGGTGCGCGAAGCACTCGGGGCCACTGTGCTGGACTTTGCCGAACGTTTGGGGCTGTCTAGGGCCTTTTTAAACAATATTGAGGCCGGCAGGCGGGGCGTAAGTATCGAAGTAGCCACATTCCTGGTTGAGAAAATGGATGTGGCTGCCGATTATATCCTAACCGGAAGAGGGCCGATGTTCCAAAATGGAAAAAGCCAGGATGCGGAAAGCAGTAAAAGCGCTAACCAATCCGCTAACTTATCCGCTAACCTATCCACTTCCGACAAAACAAAAAGGACAAATTTTGAAAATTCTTTAGAGGCTGAGCAAGGTGTCTTGTATCAAGCTAGCCCCCGCATTTTGGTCACCACAGTTGATTCTGCGGGCCGTGACAACATTTCTTTGGTTAGCACCCGTGTAGCTGCTGGCTATGCCCACGGTGGCTTCATTGAACCCGAGTTCATCCACAGCCTACCATCGTTCAGCCTACCCGATAGCGCTTTCCGAAATGGCACCTTCCGCGCCTTCCAGGTATCTGGCGACTCCATGCATCCCACGCTGTACGAAGGCGATTGGGTTATTTGCCGCTTTGTAGACAATTGGGCGCACGAGGTGAACGATAACTACGTCCACGTCATCGTAACCGAAGAAAGACCCGTAGTGAAGCGCATTTTGAACCGCCTTACTGAGCGGGGCCAAATCACTTTGCAGTCCGACAATGAGGCTTACCCGTCTCAGTTTGTCTACGGTGAAGAAATAAAGGAAGTATGGGTGGCCGTGGGGAAGTTATCCCGACAGTTCGCCAACCCACGCTATGACCTGATGAAAGAGGTATCGCGTACCCGTGCTGACATTGATGAGTTGTTCGCCCGCTTGGCTGCTGTTGAGGGCAATCAAGCGCTTCTACCTCATTAAAACGCATAAAAACACCCATTAAAGACCGTTTTAAGGTGCATTTAATGGGGGTTTCTGTCATTTGTTAGGTGGTTTCGGCCTGTTATGAGGCCGCCAGTCCAAGCTGAATCCAAGCCGGTCAAGGGCATTTGTCCCTTCTGTTTTTTCGCGAATTTTTGGGGATAAGGTTGAAAAAGGCCGTTTCCAGCCAGTTAAGGCAGTTTTCGCGGATTTTTTCGCGAAATTTTCTTAATGAATTATTATCCCTTTTGTTCTACCCCCCTCATATTAGGAGCAAAAAGGCGTCAGGCTCCCCCTCTCCCGGAGGGGAGGGGGCCGGGGGG